CAGCGCCCGGATCTGGTCGTCGCTGGCCTTGCCCGCCAGGCCGCGCTGCAGCTCTTCGAAGGTGAGCAGGCCGTCGACGTTGGCGTCGAGCGCCTGCATCGCGCTGGCGATGGCGCCGCTGGAGCCGAGCGAAGCATTGATGGCTTGCAGCAGCGTGGTGTGCTGCTGCAGCGTTTCTACGGTGAGGTTTCCGTTCTGCAGGTCTTCCTGCAGCACCTGCAGGGCGGCGGTGTTGATGTCCAGCAGCGCGGCCTGGGCGCTGCGCTGGGTGCCCAGGGTGTCGCTGAGGGCGGCCACGCCCTGCAGCTCGGCCGCGATGCGGGCGGCGCCGATGTTGGCTTCGGCCCGGGTGCGTGCGGTGCCGCGCAGGCTTTCGGCGTAGGTGCTGGCCAGGGCGCCGAGGTTGCCCATGGCGGTGGCGTCGCCAGCTTGCGCGGCGGCCAGGCCGGTGCGGTAGGCGCTGGCGGCGCTGGCGCCCGGGCTGCCGGTGCCCAGCAGCGCGGCGATGGTCTGGCGCAGGCTGCTGCCGGCCTGGGCGTAGGCATCGGCAGCCTGGCGCGCAGCGTTGGCGGCGGACTGGCTGGCGCTGATCTGCCTGGCCAGGGCGTCGGCGGCGGCGCTGGTGGCGGCGGCGGTGGCGGCGGCCAGCGCGGCCTGCTCGTCGCGCAGCGCATTGATGCGGTCGTACAGGGCGCGGTTGGATTCGTGGATGGCTTCGCGCTCGCGGCGGCGAAGCTCTGCGGTGTCGCCCTGCAGCTGCAGCAGCTGCGTCTCGAGCTGGGCGCGCTCTGACATGACCTGCTGGTAGAGCTGGCGCAGGCTGTCGGCGGTGGTGCCGGCGCCGCCGGCCAGGCGGGCCATCTCGTCGGCGACGAGGCCCAGTTCTTGCGACAGCTTCTGCTGGATTTGCCCTTGCGTCAGGCCCTTGAGGCTCAGCTTGATGTCCTTGGTGAAGGCGGCCACCGATTCCGACGCCAAGCCCAGATCGCGGGCCATCTTGACGGTTTCGTCGCGCAGTTGGGTGAAGCCACCGCCGAGGATGGATTGCAGGTCGCTGCTCAGCGCTTCGGTGGTGGTGCGATTGCTGCGGAACCAGCCGCCCTTCTCGAACGTGAACTGCTGCCCGCTGAAGCCCGAGGCCCCGCCGAAGCTGCCCTGGACGCCGGTGTCGGCCAACTTGCGGCCAAAAGCGCGGTTGACGATGCCCCCGACAGCCGCGCCAATGCCGGCGCCGATGGGCCCGAACAGAGCGCCGATCCCCGTGCCCAGATTGACCGCGCTGCTGCCGCTGCGCCCGCCGATGGCCGAGTAGCCGCCGCTGATTCCGCGGCCGATCATCTGGCCGATCATGGCCGGCGCCACCATTCCTGCCAGCGTGCCGGCGCCCATAGCCAGGCCCTGCGTGGTTGCGCCGGCAGACAACATGGAGCCGGCCGAGCTGAACCCGCCCATGATGTTGCCCGCCATACCTGCGGACGCGCCAGCGCTGAAGATGCTGCTGCCGGAAGCAAGCAGGCCGGCAAGGCCCGAAGCGCTGCCCATACCGCCTGCCGCACCGGCCGCGCCCGCGCCGGCTGCCGCGCTGCCGGCTGCCGCAGTGCCTGCAGCGCCGCCGAAGCCCATCATGCCCATGAACACGCGGGCCACGGGGTCCACCACGGCCCGGATGATGGGCTGCAGGATCAGTGTCTTGAAGTAGCGCTTGAGTGCGTCGCCGGCCGACTTGCCGCCATTCATCAGCGCGTCGGCCAGCGATTGGCCGACCTGGTCGACGGTGCGTTCCCACTGCGCGGCCGCGTCCTTGGCCGCCTGGTCGTTGGCCTGGCGCACGCGCTGGTCGCCCAGGGCGCCGAGCAGTTTTTCGCGCGCCTGGATCTCGCGCTCGATGGCGTCGTAGCCCTCGGTGCCCGCGCGGTACATGGCCTGCTGCTCGCGCAGGCGGGCGATGGTGACCAGCTCGATGGCTTCGGCCAGGCTGATGGCCTGGGCGGCGGCCAGGGCGCTGGCCTTGGCGTCGAGCTCGAGGTCTGCGGTGCGGGCCTGGATGGACTCGAGGTTGCGGCGGGCGGCTTCGGTCTGGTCGTCGAGGTACTTCTGGACGGCGGCGGCGTCCTGGATCTGGGCCTGGGTGATCTGGTCTTGCAGGGTCAGCAGGTAGTCGCGGTAGGCTTCGCGCTGGCGCAGGTACTCGCGGGTCGCTTCTTCTTCGGCCTCGTACTCGCGCACCAGGGCGGCCAGGGCGATGTCAGCCTGCAGCTGCAGCTCGCGCTGGTGGGCGGCTTCGGCTGCCAGCTCGGCAGCGTCGTAGCGGGCGATGGCGGCCAGGTCTTGGGCGGCGCGCACTTCGCGCTCGGCCAATGCGGCCTCGGCCTGCAGCTGCAGCTCGCGCTGGTAGGCGGCTTCGGCGGCCAGCTCGGCGGCGTCGTAGCGGGCGATGGCGGCCAGGTCTTGGGCGGCGCGCACTTCGCGCTCGGCCTTGATGGCGGCGTCGGCGGCGCGCTCGGCATCGTATTCGCGCACCTGCTGGGCCAGGGCGCGGTCGGCCTGTAGCTCCAGCTCGCGCTGCACGGCCTCGGCGCTGGCTTGCTCAGCGGCCAGCGTGGCGTCGTCGTAGCGGGCCTGCTGGCGCAGGGCGTCCTGCGCGATGCGCTCCAGCTCGGTCTGGTGCGCGGCTTCGGCATCGGCCACGGCGCGGTCGTAGCGCAGCAGGCGGTTGAGGCTGTCCTTCTCGTCGGCTTCGAGCTGCAGCTGCGCGGCGCGGCGGGCGGCTTCGTCAGCGGCGGCCTGGGCGGCGTCTTCGCGCCCCAGGCGCGCCAGGTCTTGGCGGGCGCGGATGTCGCGCTCGGCGTTGGCGGCGGCGGCTGCCCCGGCCGCGCCGGGGGATGGTAGGGCGATGCTGGGGCGCTCGGTCGGCCGCGCGCGGGGGTCGGCCGCCCTGCCCCCTTCGCGGCCTTGCTGGCGCAGCAGGTACTGCTCGCGCGCGATGGCGTTGTCGAGCTTGCTTTGATACTCGGTGATCTGGCGCGCGCGGGCGCCGAAGGGGTCGGGCAGGCGGCTGCTCTTCAGCTCGTTGATGACGTTGCGGTAGAGCGTGATGTCCTTGACGGTCTCGGCCAAGTTCTCGTTGAGCGTTTGCCAGGGCTTGATGTTGAAGGCGATGTCACCCAGCGCGCGGGTGAAGCTGCCGTAGGTGGCCAGGCCATCGCTGAGCTGGCCGAACCAGTTGTTCAGCGTGGGCAGCAGGGTCTGCGTGATGAGGCGGGCGACATCGCTGACTTCTTTCTTGAAGGCGGCCAGCGCGCGGTTGAACTTCTCGGCCTCGGCGGCCTGCTTGGCGGTGACGCTGGCCTGCAGCGTGCCCGCGTCGGCCAGATCCTTGAGGATGGGCGCGGCCTCGCGGACGGACTTGCCGAAGAGCTCTTGCACGACGCGCGCCTTGTTGGCGTCGTCGGCAAAGCCGGCCAGGGCGCGGGCGGTCTGCTGCAGGGCGTCGACGGGGTCGGCGCGGCGCAGGGCGGCCACGTCGACGTTGATGGCTTGCAGCGCCTGGCTGACGGCGTTGGTGCCGTCGGCGTCTTTCAAGACCGCGTTGAACTTCACCATGATGCCGCCCACGGCATCGAGCGTGGTGCCGGTGGTGCGGGCGAAGCGGTCGAGCTTGCTGATCTCTTCGACCGTGGAGCCGGTGGCGTCGGCCAGGTCGTTCATGGCGTCGACGGCGTCGACAGCCGACTTCAGCCACGCGGCGATGGTGCCCACCGACAGCGCGGCGGCCAGCTGCGGGCCCAGGGCCTTGAAGGCGTCGCCCACCTTCAATGTCTTGCTGTCCAGATCACCCAGGCTTCGGACGACGCCCGCCAGGCCGCCCGTTACCTGGGCGGCGCCCTGCAGGTTGAGCCGAATGCCGATTTGTTCTGCCATGGTGCTCAGGCCCGTGGTTCAGCGGCGCGCCGAGGCGGGGCGCTCGCGGCGGGCGCGGTCGGCCCATTCGTGCAGGGTGACGCGCTCCATGCGTTGTATGTCGGCCAGCAGGCCCTTGGCGCGGCGCGGGGGGCGGGCCAGGCGGGCCAGGCGCAGGTAGGCTTCGACGCCCGCGTAATTGAGGCCCGTTGGCTGCCCCATGCCGGCGTAGACCCACTGCGTCTGCAGCGCCAGCCACGTGGTGAGCGCGCGCTGGTTTTCGGGCAGCAGGAAGAAGGGCTTGGGGCCGCCGGTGTCGGATTGGTCGAGCACCAGGCCGAAAGCGGCCAGCGCGGCGTCTTGTTCGTGGTCGGCGGCGTCGTCATCTTCCGTGCTCCCGAAGTCCAGCTCGCCGCGCGCGAGCAGGCGCGCCGCCTCCTCTAGTTTTTTGCCGTGCCCTTGGCTCCGCAGCTTTCCAGGTACGCCCCGAAGATGACGCCGGCCATGCCCACGATCTCGAGCAGCGCGGCCAGGTTGGCCGGGGTGAAGGGCACCTGGTTGGCGTCGTCGTCGAGCACCCCGTCCCAGCCGCTGACGACATCGGCCAGCAACTCGGGCACCGTGCGCTGGTTGCTGTCGACGATGTCGCGCAGCGCGCTCTGCGACAGGCGCTTGGCCTGGAGCGAGAACGAGAACGCGGCCGGCTTGCCGTCGGCGCCGGGCAGCTTGCCGGCGACCGGGACGGTGATGGTGTTGCTGACGTAGAGGCGGAAGGCCATGCGGGGCTCGGTGTGGGGATGGTTGCGGTGGGCAGGGCGGCGCGGTCAGGCGGCGGGGCTTACAGGCAGACGATGCGGAGCTCGTCGTTGCCGCTGGACGGGACGAAGCGCAGGTTGAGGCCGGTGTGAAGCTCGCCTTCGTAGTCGACGTCGGACGGGTCGATGCGCTGCACGCGCGGGGCGTGCAGGATGATCCCCACGCCCGCGCCGGTGCTGTGCGTGAAGCCCAGCGTCGTGGTGGTGTTGGCGTTGATGTCGGTGCGGAAGGTGGCTTCTTGCGCCGCGCTCAGCTCGAGCTGGCACGAGCCGGTGACATCACGTTGCGTGATGCTGACCGACTGGCCGCCCAGGATGGCCTTGCGCGCGATCGTGTTGCCCAGGTTGATGGCCAGGCCGCGGCTGGGGTAGGCGGTGCCGCTGGTCAGCGCCCCGGCGCTGTACGTTGCGCCGAGGTTGATGTCGCCGCTGTTGACGTCGCTGACGACGCTGGGCACCTTCCACGCGGTGAGCGTGAGCGTGGGGTCTGCCGTGGCGGTGGTGCCCCCGTCCAGGCCGGTGAAGGTGAACCTCAGCATTGGCCTTTCGCCTTCGTTCAGCATGAGCTCGGCGTTGCCCATGCAGCCCAGCGCCTTGCGCAGCGTGCCGTCGATGTGATAGTAGATGGTGGCCGACTTGAACGACGCGCTGACGGGCGTGTATTCGACTCTGGCAGGCGTGGTGAGCACCGCTTCGGCCATGCCGCAGGCCAGCAGCAGCGGGCCCCAGGCCGGGGCGGTGCCGGCGGCGCCCGAGTTGGCCAGCTCGACGTCGAAGCTGCACTCGACGAAGCGCGTGCCGGCCAGCTGCTCACTGCCGCCCAGGTTGGCGCGGATCAGGTCGCGGTTGACGTTGGTGTACGCGACGTTGAACGAGGCGTTCGACACCAGGATGGCGTTGGCGGCGCCATCGGGCGTGGGGTCCACCCCGTAGTTGACTTCGGTCTTGGCGAGGATGGCGGTCTTGCGGATGAGGCGGCCCATGGTGGCTTACTCCTGGCTGGCGGCGGTTTCGGTGGCGGGGGCGGCGGGCGCCGCGGCGGGTTCGGGCAAGGGCACCCAGGCCTGGTGGCCGGCGTCCCACGTCCAGCGGCCACCGGCCGGCGGCGTGCCCACCGGTTGCAGGTTGGGCGGCTCGGCGGGTGCGGGGGCGGGCTTGGCGGCGGGCATGGTGGCGGGTGCGGTGGTGGATGGGGGCGTCACGGCCACGCGGCCAGGCTGGCGGCCTGGGTGCGGTGCTGGACGACGAGGCTGATGGTGGCGGCCACGAGCGGCGTGTCGCCGTCGTCGGTCTGCCAGTCAATCGTGGGCGTCATGCGCACGTCGATCACGCCCAGGTTGGCGGCGGGCTGCCAGCCGGCGATACGCGCCCAGGCGGCTTCGAGCAGCGCGTCGACGGTGGCAGCGGGCTCGCTGGCCGAGCTGGCGCCGCGCGCCAGGCAGTCAACAGCGAAGCTGGTTGTCCACTCGTAGCCGGCGCCCAGGGTGCGGGGGTAGTCGGCGCGGCTCTGGACCAGGCGCACGTTGACCTGCGCGGCGTGCTGCGCGGCCATGGGGCGCGTGGCGTTGGCCCGGACGTTGCCCGATGCCAGCCCGGGCGATGCGGTGAGCAGCGCGACCAGGGCGGTCTGGATGGACAGGTGGGCGCTCATGACTCAGGCGCGCTCGAGCATGAGCCGGCTGACGCCGGTGCCGTCGGGCTGGTGCTCGACGATGGTGTAGGTGGTGCTGCCGACCACGGCGGCCTTGCCCACCGGGCTGGCGGGCACGTGCGCCGTGGGCAGCGTCAGCATGGGCTGCGCTGCCGCGATGCCGGCCACCGCCAGGCCGCCGAGCTGGTGTTCGGCGTCGAAGATGGCCTCGCGCGCCGCGCCGTCCACCGTGACGGCCACGCCCAGGCCGCTGGCCTTGAAGAAGGGGGCAAGGTTTTCGGCAAACATGGGCGGCGGGCGGGCTTGGGTTGGCGGGCTCAGTCGGTCTCGCTCAGCGCGACGACGGCCAGCGTGTAGGCCGGGCTGCTGGTGCCGCCGATGTCGTAGTTCATGCGCAGGTAGCGCGGGCAGCGGTCGAAGTTGATGGCGCGCTTCTGGGTGGACACACCGGTGGTCAGGCCGGTGAAGGCGCCGCCGTCGACATCGCTGTAGCTGCGGGCCGTGGTGACGATGGCGATGGTGTCGCCGTTGGCGAAGGCGGTGCCGCCGGCCACCAGGTCGAAGGCGACGTAAGCGCTGGTGAAGCGCTGGCCCACCGTGGCGTTGCCCAGGGCGCCTGAGGTGGCGCCGACGACTGCGGCCGTGGTGGCGTTGCTGAAGGTCAGCGTGATGGTCTCGGCCACCGCATCGGGGCCAGCGACGACATCGAAGCAGTTGCCCGTGCCGGTGTTGCTGCCCGGGGTGACGCTGGTCACCGCATCGGTGTCAGGCGAGCCCTGCAGCTTGAGCGCCAGCGTGGGCGTGCTGCCGGCCGTGTTGCGGGCCATCAGCACGATGGCGCCCTGGCCCTTGAGGCTGCGCGCGTCGATGCCGGCGCTGTTGCCGTCGGCGCTGATGGCGGCCGGGGCCTGGATGTTGGTGAGGGTGGCGTCGCCGATGATGTCCATGCGTCAGTCCTTTGAAGCGGCCTTGCGCGGGCGGCGCGGCGGCGTTGTGGTGGCGGGCTCGGGGGCCGGGGTGACCATGGCGGCGTGCGCTTGCTGCACGG